CAGTGTTTCCCACTCTGTTTTTTCTTCCATCTTTTGCCTTCCTTACACAAACGATGGGGTGGCGCGGCGGCCACGGTCACTGACCCAATCAGCGCGTGCGCGAGCTACATTCTTTTTTTTCTGCTCAAGGAACTCATTCACATTCGTGAGCGTGAAATAAACCATGTTCCACCCGTCGCCCTCCGCATACGCATCCGGCTTGAGTGATGGGCCGGCAATTACGTTCATATATTTCCCCGTCACATGGGTTACTTTTACGCCGGCACGGGCTGCAACTTCTTCAGGCGTCAGCAGGTATTCCTCCACCGCCTCAGGCGCAGGTAGCTCACCATACAGCGCTTTCCAGCGGCGCTTGAAACTCAATTTCTGCATTTCTTTCATTCTTCGCTTTCCTTCTCTAGGCCCCACATATCAGCTGTAGCGCCATACTTTTTCTCTTCAGCTTTCATCCATTCACGGATAGTCATTGCGACACAGACAGCGATTCCCAGAGTCGCCCCATTTGCCGTGTACACTCCATGCGCTACAGCCGCATATATTGCCCCACCGGCAAATACCAGAGATGCCAAGCCCCAGAGCAGAGCCGCATACAATTCTTTGATGCTCATTTCTTATTACCCGCCCTACGGTGCGCATTTACGCCGTTCACGTATTCTTCTAGTGCCGTTTTCTTAGGTGGTTCTTTTGGAGGCCAATCTTCTTCTGCATCCATCTCACAGAACAAGAAGCTTGACCCTTCCAGCTGCCCTTTGACGTGCTCCTGGATTTTCAGACTTATTGGCTCGGTACCGGCATGCATATACTGGACTCCCACCAAGGGCTGCCTGTTTACCAAAACGACTAACCCTAATGCGGTTACCGCCATGATTAGCAGCAGAATCAGTGCTGATTGAATCATGTCAATTTCACCCATTTTCCTTCTCCTATTCCTCTTCCAAATTCTTGTGAATTTCTTCCAGTGCTTTCATTAAATCCACTGATTTTTTAATAATTTCCTGTTCAACAGCCTCTTGTGTTGAAAGACCTGCGTTCACAGTTAGCGCCGCTGCCAGGTATTGAATTTCCTGGTTTGCATTCGCAACCTTCTTCACAATTTCTTTTACCTTTACAGGCGAATCACCCATGATGAGGATTTGCATCAGCGGCTCACGCTTCATATCCATTTTCTTTTCCTTCTTCTTTTCCTTCTTCTTTTCCATAAATTTCTGAATCAGCCACAAAGACCCAAATACGAATATTCCAATTAACGATGTCGCAAAGTACACCGCATCAATTTTTCTCATTATATAACCGTTGTAATATTACTGGCCGTTTTTAACCATTACCAGGTCGAACCCCTGATAAAGCTCATCCACCGTAACCCCAAACCACTCCGCGAGCTTAAAGAGGTGGTCTACCTTCATATCTGTCTTACCAAGGCAGATTCGATTGGCTGTCACATGCGTGCACCCTAGCAGCTTTGACATCTCTACCTGGTTCTTGCCCTGCTCACGCATTAGCGCTCGGATAGACCTTCCAAGTCTCTTTCGTGTTTCCACTGTTCCTCCTTCGTCTTCTCCTACATCATATTACAACGAGAATAACTGGCGCAACCCTTGCGGCAAATTATTTTATGTGTAATAGTACACATAGGGTAAAAAGGCGGCCAGCCCCGGCGAGCCGCTACAGCGAGCTGGTCAACGAAGAAGTCAAAGCACTCATGGCACGGCGCGGATTTACACAGGTAAAACTTGCCGAAGCAGTAGGCATCAGCCAGCCGCGCGTATCCAGGATGATTTTCAAGAATGAATTCTCCATGCCTATCTCCATCCTGGAACGCATCGCGGCAGCACTCAGCGACTCACCGGCTGAAATTCTCCGCCGGGCCAGCCAGGCGCTAGAGAAAGAACAGGCAGAGGCCATAGCCTCCAAGGCGGCAGAGATGCGCCGTAACGGCTATGCCCTAGCAGCTAAGGAAGGAACTCTTGCCGATGTACGGGAGACGGACTGTGACTAGCAGCCACTATGACCCGTGGGCACATGCCAGGGAGTTAGGATTACGTGTCCTATGGGGCGACCCCGGCGACGGGCTACTTGGGCTTTACGACCACGACACGCGCATTATTGTGCTGCGTGAGGGGATGAGTCAGATGCAAAGCCGTTGCGTCCTTGCACACGAGATAGTCCACGCGGAGCACGGAGACATGCCACTGAAGGACGCTGACCCTATATGGTGCGCGCAGCGAGAGCAGCGCTGTGATGAAGTTGCAGCCGGGCGGCTTATTGATGCAGCCGCTTATGTGCGGGCCATGCAGGTCTTCCCCCACTGCCTCCACTCCCTAGCTCGCGCCCTCCATGTAACACCAGACATAGCTACCGCATTCGCCGCCCAGCGGCGAAGATGTAGCCCGTAGCCGATATATATAATCCCGTTATACAACCAACCACAAAATAACGCCCCGCCAGCAATATCGCTGGCGGGGCGTTCACCTACAGAAAGTTTCCCGATGCTCCACCTAGTGTACATGACAAAAGGAAGCCCCCAGGTCATGGGTGAGAACCTGGGGGTAAAGAAGGAAAACTTCAGAAGAAGCCCCCCCAGTGTACACGATTTCCCGCCCCGCGCAAACCATTCCCCCAGGTCAGGGGAATAACCATTGCCCCATCAGAGTAAATTGGAGTACGCTTGAATACGAAGGAATACTAGTGCCTTCCTGCTGTTGACACTATCAACAGTGCCGGTGTTTACACATGCGAGTAAATGCGTATACAGCGGCGCACAGATGGGTAAAAATGGGTGAATATGGGCTGCAAGAGTTTTCGAGTCCCCTTATCTCCACAAATTTTCCTTGAAATTCCAAGGATTTTAGCCCTTCCTGTTGATACGGCGTTGATACGGGAAGGGTTTTCTATGGAGAAGGCATGGCATCACTGCAAATCCGCACGCAAAAAGACGGGCGCAAGCGATTCTGCGTGAAGTGGCGCGACCCCAAAACAAAGCGTCAAACATCACACACTGTTGATACAGAAGAAGGTGCTCGCGCGCTCATGGCTGACCTAGAGAGGCTGGGCCATGACCTAGCAGCGGTCATCGCTGAGCGTGAGGCCGGCATCAAAGGCGGCATTTCTATAGCTGAAGTAGTGGAGATGCACCTTTCTCAACTGAGCGGCATAGAGGCTACCACAGTAGCTAAAAACAGGTCGATGGCCACGCGGCATATCCTCCCTGCATTCGGTGATATGCCAGCTGCCGAACTGACTCGTGGAATGGTAGTCACCTGGATAACCAGCCTCCCTGTCGCACCCAAGACCGCCAAGAATATTCACTCTGTGCTCTCTGCTTCACTCGCTACAGCCGTCAGAGAGGGAATTATCCTCCGCAATGTGGCCTACGGCGTTGCACCTCCTAAGCCACGTGACGGGAACTGCGGAATAGAACCAGTCTTTATGCCGCGCGTAGAAATAGACAGGCTCATAGCCAGCACACCCGAACGGCTTCGTGGCCTCATGCGCGTCCTAGCCTACGGGGGGCTTCGTTTTAGCGAAGCAACCGCCCTGCGCTTTAGTGACCTCAGCATAGATAATGACGGGCGCATCCAGCTCCATATTCGGCGCGCATGGAAGAATACCGGCAAGAAGGAATCTATGTATCTCGGTGTACCCAAAACTAAGCAGTCGCGGCGCATCGTCACACTGTCTCTCAAGCAGTCCACGCTCCTACGCGGGGAGCTGCGCCCAGGCAAGCCTCAAGACTGGCTATTTACCCTCCCAGACGGCGGGCCGGTCACTCACTGGATTTTCCGCGACCAATACTGGACGCGAGCGCTGAAGGTGGCGGGGGTTGTGCGGTTGCCGCGTATTCATGATTTGCGGCATTCTCATGCGTCTTTGTTGTTGGGGGCTGGGGTTCCTATGCATGTGGTTTCGCGGCGTTTGGGGCATTCGAGTATTAAGACGACGGTTGATTTGTATGGGCATGTGCAGGGTGAGGATGATGCGAGCGCGGCGGAGGCTGCTGGCTAGGTTTTTGTGGTGTGGTTTATTTCATGGTTTTCCAGCTTGTAATCAAGTATAAGAATATCTTAGACTTGATTATGTCAGGGCAACAAAGCCCGGCAGGGAAGTGAAAACTGAATAGAGGATGCAAAATGGAGCACCATAAGATTGTTACCGTCAAGCGCGGCCTAGCAAAAATCGTGAACCGTACTACCGGGGAAGAAGTAGGCTACCTGGAACGTGTAGACATGCCACATAATGATTTGCGCATGGGTGCATGGGTTGCATACCGCCCCGAAGTATCGGAATACGCCACACTGGCAGAACGCATTGACCGGCGCAGTACTTACTGGTTCACCCGCGAATACGCAGCTGAGCTATACCTCAACAAATAATCAAAATAACCCAACGCTCCGCCCCTAGTGGGCGGGGCGCTAGATAAGGAAAATGAAATGAAGAAGACTTATACCCAAGCCGTTACCCTTAACTTTGGTTACGGTAAGCCTAAATCAATCTTGGAGACTGCTGAAGTTCATGAGGGTTACGAATACTTGCAGGGCATCTTACATGAGATGCTGAAGAGCGGCGACAAGATGAATGCCGCTTACTCCAAGGCTCTTGCTCATGAAGATATGCACCAGACCATGTATGACGGGTGGAAGCACCCTTATATTCTCAATGAGAAGGGCAACAGGTACAGGGAGAATTTTCATAATAAAATTTTGAAGGATTTTCAATTCCTTGTGAAGGCGCGTCATAACCTGGTTCTCGTGGCGGTGCGTGAGGGCTTTGAGGTCTGGGAACTTGGCAAGGTAGACCTGCTCGCTGTTGAGAAGATTCACGATTAGCCCTAATAATTTTGCCCCCTCCGCTTATTCTCGGAGGGGGCTACCTCAAAGGAGTAATAATGACACTTGGCCCATTCTTTACTGAGCGGGGCGCTGAACGTTATTTAGGTATCGCAGCTTACACTCTTCGGCAGGTCGCCAGGAAACATCCTTTGCCGGCCCCGGTGATTATCGTTGATGAGCGGCCCGCATGGACAGCAGGGCAGCTGCGCGATTGGTACGCCGCGCGGCCAGCTCACGGAGGCGACCGGAAATCCAAAACTTTCAAGGAAAGGAACCGCAGCTAATGGAATACATCGCTGTAATCTACACCTTAAATGTAGGCGAAAATCCGCCGCACACAGAGGCATCTGTGGCTGTCCACAGCATCCCTGGATACGTTATTAGCGACCTAAAACAAGCTATTGACTATGAGTATGACCGCATCTATAAGCGCCTAGATTTGAAAAATAAGATGCCAGTTGTTCATGTGTATGAGCGTCTCTCATGTGGTATTACTGACTATGCTGATGCATGCATCATCCTCGAAATACGTAAATTTCTGATAGAAAAATACATTGAAAAAACTAAGGATGAACAATCTTATGGATGCAATAATATCTAGCACACCCCCTGATGCTGTTACGGCAGCTGTAGCAGCACTGCCGCCGCGTGAAGTCTTGCCTACTTCCAGCGCGTCAATGGATGACTGGCTACGGCGCGGCGTGTACATCACACCAGCCAGATAGCCACACACAAAAAGAAGCCCCGCCCCCCCCCCCCACCTCAGAGCCGGGGGGGGGCCGCACCCCC